CCTACAGCACTTGAGCCAGCAAAAAGGCTCACGACTGCGCGGCGCTGTGCGCGTCGAAGCAGTTCGGGGCAAACAAGCCTTCTTTGACCAGATTGGGAGCCAGAGCGCTTCCGTTAGAACCACACGAGCTGCAGATACTCTGCTAAACGATACACCACACGCCAGGCGAATGGTGACGTTGGCGGATTATGAAGTAGCCGACTTAATTGACGATCAAGATAAACTTCGAATGATCGTTGATCCAACCAGCAGTTACGCACAAGCCCAGGCATTCGCCATTGGGCGTTCAATGGATGATGTCATCATCACCGCAGCCACAGGTGACGCCAAGACCGGCGAAACTGGCGGAACGACTACCGCGCTACCCAGCGGCCAGAAAGTAGCGGTCAACCTGTCAGGATCGAATGAAGGTCTGACGATTGGCAAGCTGCGCGAAGCGAAGTTTATTTTGGACAACAACAGCGTTGACCCAAGCATCCCGCGTGTGATGGTAGTCGGGCCAAAGCAGATCCAAGATTTGCTGGCAACTACGCAAATAACATCCAGTGATTTCAATACGATAAAGGCTCTTGTCCAAGGCGATGTAGACACCTTCATGGGCTTTCAATTCATCACTAGTACCCGACTGGCACACAACAGCGGCACCGATGTCAGAACCTGTTTTGCCTATGCAGTGGATGGGCTGACGCTAGCGGTAGCCAAGGACTTGACCGTGCGCATTGACGAAAGACCCGACAAAGGTTACGCCGTTCAGGTGTACGCCTGCATGTCCATTGGCGCCACGCGGATGGAAGAAGAAAAAGTAGTTGAAATTTCTTGTGACGAATCGCCATAACCAGGAGCTGAATAATGGCAAATAACAACACGACCAAAATCACCAACATTACGGCAGATCCTTCTGTCAATGTTGATGCAGCGGAAGCCCACGGGCGGATGCGAGTTTGGTATGACAGCTTTGAAGCCAGTTCTACGGCTTCCGGCGATACCATCACGTTTTCAAGAATGCCCAAGGGCGCAACCATCTACCAAGTTCGGGTGATGGCGGATGCGCTGGGTAGTAGTGTAACGATCAAGGTAGGCGATTCAGGGGACGACGACCGGTTCATCACGGCGACAACAATGAACACCGCAAATCTTGTGACTGAAACCAATGCCATTGCAGGCGTTGCGTACAATTACACTGCGGAAACCGACTTGATCGCTACTGTAGGCGGTGCTGCCGCGACGGGCACGATCAAGTTCATGGTCTTTTATACGCTAGGAGACTAATGACCAGCGTCGTTCAGATATGCAACATCGCCCTGAGTAACTTGGGCGAAGCCAAAATCGCAGCCCTGACCGACGAAAATGAGCGGGCACGGCAGTGCAATCTTCGCTACGAAGACTGTAGAGACGCCGTGCTCCGTTCGCATCCTTGGAATGCCGCAGTAACTCGCGTGGCTCTAGCTGCAAGCGTTACTGCTCCTGCCTGGGGTTACGCCAAAAAGTTTGCCCTTCCCGCTGATTGCTTGCGCGTCTTGGACATCGAAGACTTTTACCAGAGTTACAAAGTAGAAGGCCGCTTTGTTTTCACAGACGCAACAGCAGTCAACCTGCTCTACATTGCAAAAGTCACTGATCCAACCCAGTTTGATAGCCTGCTCTTGCACGCCGTAGCAATGAAGCTAGCATCTGAGATCGCAGAAGCGCTGACAGGTCGAGCGGAACTGCGTGACCGAATGTTATCAAAGTATCTACAGATTTTGGCCGAAGCGCGTGGCGTAGACAGTCAAGAGCGCTCACAGGCTGGCGAATTTTTAGCGGACGGCTTTATCAACGCAAGGCTTGTAGGTTCAACCTATAGGCGCGCAGTTCCGGCTCCATAATGCGGATTCAGGCACTTCAATCCAGCTTTGCAGACGGTCAGATCAGCCCGCGTATGCAAGGTATGGTTGAACTGGAGTCCTACAAATCCAGCCTAGCCACGCTAGAAAATATGGTCGTGCTGCCACAAGGTAGCTTGACCCGCAGGCCAGGTACGTTCTTCGCGGCAACCACCAAAGCCAACGGGCAAGCCCGACTGATACCCTTCAGTCGCGGTCAAGGCACAAGCCTAGTCTTGGAGTTTGGCAACCTATACATAAGGTTCTTCGCCAACGATGGGCCTGTGCGTACGGATGACATTGCTGCAACCTACAGCCAAAGCACGACCACCGTAACCGTCACAAAGTCTAGCCACGGCTACAGCGCATCTGATGAAGTCTACCTGGATTTTACTTCAGGCAACGGCGTTGATGGGTTTTACACGATTGCCACCGTAGCAGACGCCAATACCTTCACAGTAACCAGCACCACATCGCAGACTACTAGCGGCAACGTCAACATCAGCCAGCGCTTTGAAGTAACCACGACGTACACCGCAAGCCAGGTCAACGACATCGCCTTTACCCAGAGCGCGGATGTCTTGTTTTTGGTGCATCCAGACCATGTACCTGCCCGCCTAGAAAGAAACGCAACCAATTCTTGGGCGTTGACCAACCTGCTGCCTTCCGTGATTAGCGGCACCTATACGCGCCCGACTACTGTGCTGACCGATGGCCCGTTTAAGGCCATGAACACCACGGACACGACCTTGACCGTGGCGCTAGCAGCAAATTCAGATTTTACGACATCCTTCAGCAATGGATCACTTAGCCTTGAAGAAGTGGGCACGGTTTCACCTAGTAACGTCGATGTTGCGACCAACGCATTTACTTTGGCGAATCATCCGCTAGTCAACGGTCAGAAAGTTCAGTTCAGTAGCATACCGTCTGGGTTTGCCAGTACACCCACTCTATCGGCTACCACTGATTACTTTGTAGTCAGCGCCACACAGAACACATTCAAACTCGCAACCACCGCAGGCGGCACACCTGTGGACATCACCGCCGCGCCGACTTCAGCAGATCTAACCGTCAACAAATCTTTTGTTGATAAAGACGTTTATATCAAAGTCACGGCAAGTGCCACGACAGGCATCAACGACGACACGGGCTTCCAGACCACAGATGTTGGCCGATACATTCGGTTGAACACCGAAATCGCACCGCAAATCAAGCACGGTTACGGTGAGATTGTAGAGCGCACCAGCACAACGGTTGTTCTAGTCCAACTGAAAACTGCAATTGCCGGTGTAGGCGCAACCACCGAATGGCAGCTTGGTTCTTTCAGTGGCACAACGGGCTACCCGCGCACTGTACAGCTTTATCAGCAGCGCTTGGTTTTCGCAGGCACCGCAGAAGAAAGTCAGACGATTTTTTTTAGCA